TACATATAATATCTTATAAACTACCTAGAAATTTATAAGATATTATATGTATGTCTGCATTCTCAGGCTTTCTTGTAACTTTTATATTCTCTCTATCCTTTAACAAATCTACCTTCTGTCTTGGAAGATTAAGTTTTGAATAACGGAATATAGTTTTGTCTTTTAAAACAATGTTACCACCTGGTTTAACGTTTGGCAGGTTTAGATTTTTTACATCTTCTCCTGTAAGGTTCCAATTATTTGTATAACCCATGAAATATATATCAGGGACTTCTTTTATTACTATAGCACCTCTTCCCGCTTGGCAGGAAGAAGTGATAGCATCATTATTTATATGTAATTTATAATACTTTTTCATTTTAAATACTTTTGATATTCTTTCTTAACTGATACTTTAAAGACATATAGGTCTCTATTGTATATATTAATCTCTTTACGTACTATAGGTTCTAGAAATCTAAAACTTTTACTACAAAGTTTACCCTCTTCTTCAAGCCATTTAACCATCTGCTCTGCATTAAGGTCATAATACTTTTCCCAATTAGATACTTTGAACCAATAGTTCAGATCTTTATTATGATTACCATAGTGTACACTACCAAGCTCTTGTACTAACTTCCACATATAGTGTGGATTTTTAGTATAGTCAACATTTGCAAGCAATGTTTCTCCTAGTGCTCTGTCATCTGAACCTGCTCTCCACATAGAAACTATTTGATCTAACAATTCTGGTGTCAGCTCTTGTTTAGTGGCTGAGGTATATAATACATCATCTATAGATACAGTACTAAGCTCACCAATCTGTATAAGATATGCAAGGTTTACAGCCATACCTGTTATACCCCATGTATCATACAAACTATCTTCAATATCTAAAGCATAGTAACGTATTGCGTCAGTAATCTTTGGTGTAACAATTACATGTCTATTACTAGAAGTAATTATATTATTTAAATAACTATTACTGTTACTTTCACCAGATGTAGTCTCATAATTCCATAACCTATACATCAACTTTGTAGTCTTAATTGTTGCTGCGTTCTCAAATGTGTCATAAAATTCACCATGAGTAACTATAAGATCAGCTTGTGTGTAGTCATTTGTAACACGGATCTTATGTTCTTTAAGGGCTGCTTTTATCTTATCATTAGATATTGGTGAGCCCGGCAAAACAAATGCTTTGGTTTTATTTATAAATGTTTGATCTGTCTCAGTTGGTTTTGAAATTAACTCAACTATATTATCATATGTTGTTTCATCCTGTGTAACTAATACATCTTCTATATTTGATCCAGCAAGGACCCCATAAATAGGGTCACTTGCTAAATCAAAATAGTCCAATGCATCAGTATCATACTGCTGAAATACTGATTTACTTGCCATATTACTTCATTGTCATTGTGACGATCTCTGGGATCATCATTAGTTTATTAAACTTCTTTTTATTACCATTGAATATTGTACGCACAACTAAATACTTAAGATCATTAGTGAAATAATCTAGAGTACATAATGCTTTAAGTCTATCTGTTATCTTCTGTGTAATTGTATTATCTTTAGAATACACAACTGAGAAGTTTCCAAGTCTTGTAGCCAGCGTAGATGCAATATCTGCACGGTAAGTATCATCTTTACCAATACAAGATCTCAACTCTCCAAGGATATATTGTTCATTATCATGAAGCAATAAATCTTTTGGTGTTACAAGTTTATCTAACTTATTATTGATAAAGGTTGTAAACATAGAAGCAAATGCATCTCCAACACTACCTTCTCCAATCATCTGAATCATTGCTAAGTTATCTTCAAAAGACTCAAAGCTTGAAATAGAATTAAAGAATGTAGTAATTGATCTTGCATTAGTTTCTTGTGTTACAAGCTCTGGGTGAAGCAACAGGAAGTTGATACATCTACTATCAATTCCTGCACCTTCTGCCCATTGTGCCCATACATTAACATCAAACTTTAGATTAGCGGTTACATATCTGGTCTTCTGTGCTGAATCCACACTGTTAACCATATAGTCTCCATTATCAGGGTTTGCTGTCAAAATTATGTGCCAGTCTTTAGGTAGAGTCCATGAGATATAAGTCTGACGGTCCACCAATTCCATAACTGCTTGTATAAATCTTGTGTCTGCACGGTTCCAATCATCTAGTAATAGAATGCCTCCTTCTTTCTTATCAGCAATCCATTCTGGTGCACAATAAGACATTCTGTTCTTACCTGTCATTTTGTATCCATTCTTTAGATACTCTTGTACGGCAAGTTCATCAACCCACATACCAACTTTTTTTGTTGTTGGTGCAGATAGATTTGCTAGACTGGCACCAGCTGCTCTTTGAGCTGCAGTAACCATAGCCACATCATTTCCTTGTGTGCCGTTCTGGTACACTTTTTTCTCTTTATACATCTGAAATTGTCTTACAGGAAAACCTACAAGGTCACCGAGCTCTTCAATCTGAGCAAGGTTTAGCTTTACAAAGTTTAGTTTGTTCTCCTCTGCAAGCTCTACAATTGTTGATGTCTTACCAATACCTGACTCACCTACAACTTCAACTGATACAGGACCTTTATTATTTTCCTGAAGATATCTGTTGTTTGTAATGATATGATTTACAAAACCCTTTAGCTCTGTTACATTTAAATTTACTTCTGCCATTTTACTATTTATTAATTAAGTTGAATTTTCTTTCCTGGTAATTCTTCATTGATCCTACAATTAGAACTGTGTACCCATAACGTATTATTAGGACAATTCTCTGGAGCATAAGCCTCACCATCTGTTAAATATATAAGGGCTGTATAATGTCCCTTCTTCTCATTATAATGGTCTATTACAGGTTGAAAGGATGTACCCCCTCTTCCATGTATTTCCCAATCAGCTTTAGGATTAAACTCTTTAATACTATTGATCTTAGTATCACACTGTACAACTGTAATTTTATGACCAGTCTTATGCATATGCACAAGCTCACCAAAGAATTCCTTTAGTTCATCATTATTTACAGATCCACTTGTGTCAACACCAACACATATATTATTTTTGAATTTAATCTTAAGACCTGGGTTAGCTGAGTATCTTTTATTGTACTTACGTCTCAGCTTTTTTGTATAAACTATACTAGAGTTACCAACAAATCTTTTCAGATAACCTTTCCAATCAAACTTTGGCGGTTCAACATGCAATAATCTTCTAATAAGATCTGCAAGCTCCCCCGGTATATTACCACATTTCTTTTGAGTAGTTTCTGCAGCTTCTTTTAATTGATGTTCTATTTGTTTTTGCATCAACTTCTTATCAGCTTCAGGTAACTCATCAAAATCATCCCATGTAGAATGACAATATGGTGTACTACCATCCATTTGATTCATTAAGTTATCTAAAGAAGGACTTGTACCATCTTCTTTAGCCTGTTGTAGTAAATCATAATATACTTTTGTACCTGCTTTTATAGGTAAATCAAGCTCTGGAAAGCTAGATAATAATAAACCTCCGTCAGGAAGATTACTTTCAAGTATATATTGATTTATCTCCAAGTCTGCTGCTATATTAAATAGCTTTTTATCTGGATATCTATCTCTAGTAATTAAGTGTCCAAAAGCAATATGCAATAGCTCATGCTTTATAAGACCAAACCTATGATCTTCACTAAGTCCTATATAAAACTCAGGATTGACCATCAGCTGTACACCAATATTATTTTTACTGACTGCAGCTGTAGGTATATTTTCTACATATCTCTTATTTATACCAATCAAAAAAAGCCCGTAAAAGGGCTCTTTAAAAATCAAACTTTTAGTTGTCTTAGCAACTAAGTCCTGTATGTTATTCATCTCTTATCTTTTTAAGTATTTCCATATATATACCATCTACCTTCTGCTTCTCTATAAATACATAGATCTCCTGAATAGTAAATGTAGGTAACACATAAGAATATTTCACAGCTTTACAAAAATCCAATCTACTCTTGAACATTAAAGCTTTGGCCATTAACGTATCAATAATATCTTTATTTTCATATCCCGCATTATTATATAACTCACATGCTAATGCTTGGTCCTCTGGTAGGCCCTGGAACATATCCTTATATTTAAAGAATTCATCCAGTGTTATTATCTTTTTCAATTTATAATTCTTCTTCTTTTAATATTAATTCTATCCACACTCCTGGATTCTTTTTATCATATGTATACTGTACAAACTCAGGTATAATAAACTCTGCATTATCATCTTCTATCCAACCATGTTTGACCATATCATCTTGCACTGTCTGTGCAGGATTTATATAATCAAATTTATGTTTGGTGCCTCTAATAAACTCAAAGCTTATCTTTACGGGTAGATCCTGCTTTGCAACTTCATTCCTAAAGTCTTCAGCATACTTGGTATAATATTCTTTTGTCAACTTTCTGTAATTCATTACAGCTTTACTGGCAATAAAATATTTACCTGTCCACCTTCTACCGTTTTTACTACTTGGAACATTCCCTGGTATAAACCATCTGTGTTTTGTCATAATCATTTATTTAATGTTTCTTTAAGTAATGGTTTCAGCATTGCATGAACTTTATCAAAGCCATGTTCTTTCATAGCATCTGATACGTCTTTACATATAGTTGGTACACAGCCATTGATTCCATATGCTTCTGCATATCTATCTACTGCATGTCTACCTGCCTCATCATTATCAAAAAGAGTTATTACTTTTTTATACTTCTTCTTTAATAAAGATATAATATGTGGTTTTATCATTGTGTTCTCTGAGTCCGGGCTAATAACTTCTATATTATAACCCATACCTTTCAAACACATTGCATCTTTAAGTGAAGAGCATATAACTAAATATGGTTGATTATACTCCAATTGATCAATACCTTGGATATGATTTCTAATTTTATGAAACTTATGCTTCTTTGACTTTGGTTGGTATATTTTATACACTTCACCATCTTTGTCAAAGTAACCATAACACCATGCACTACCTATTCTTAATGATCTAATATCACCATCCTCTTCTTTAGTCATAGTAAAATAATCAATTGGCTTTACATTATACTTCTCTAGCATAGTCTTGCCAATTCTAAATCCTAACCAATACTTTCTATCTTCAACGGTCCAGTTTCTGTACTTTATAAAATCAATCTCCCACTTTGCTTGTGCTTGAAATGATTGTTCTACATTACCACCTTGTTGGATAAAATTATTGTAGTCTTCTATTATTCTACGTGTTGCTGCAGGATAATCAAGATTAAACATTAATCTAACTAAGTCAGCCTTATTACCTCCTCTACCTGTTGAAAAGTCTTTGAACTTATACTGCATAATGGATTTGTCCACATATATGCAAAAGCTTGGTGTCCGTTCATTAGGATTAAATATAGATTTAATCTTTATGTCTTGACCCTTCAGCTGTTCAGGAAGATCTAAATAATATTGAAAGACCCATGTGCTTGGTACGTCTGATTCTTCTAGTATTAAATTTTTAGTATTGAACATGATCTAAATATATTAAAAGAAATGGGCCCAGCATTACACTGAGCCCACTCTTTTGATTTATATTACAGATCAAAATCACTGCCTGCTGCTACAGCTGGCTCAAAATTGTCTGCTTTTGGAGTTTCCTTCTTTGCATATGGTCTGAAGTGATTTGTGTTGTTTCTATCAAATGTCAATAGATTAGAGTTCTCTACATTAAGAGCTTCTAATGGAACACCATCTTTACTTCTCTTAGGTAAAAACAAATCATTATTTACATAACCATCTTTGTTTTCCCACTCACGTGCACCAAGACAAGCATTGATATAATTACTATTGCCTAATACATTGTTACACTCAACCATGAATTCTTCAATAGTATTTGCCTCAATCTTATCAAGAGCTTCTCTCTTATCAAGAACTTCTGATAAGTATACCATAGCTTTTAATACTTCTGTATCTCTGCTAATCTCATTACCATTCTGCAATACAGCATCTTTATATGGATATGGGCTAAATCTAACTCTACCTACCTGGCCTGCATAACGCTCACCATTTGGGTTATTCATATCTTTCAAGAAACCATTGAACTCACCTGTTACAGGCTCAGACTCTACATGCAATGTAACATTGTATGCTTCTGAATCATATGGTGTTTGATCAAATGAAATAGAATTGATTTTAATTTTGTGGTTACCCACTCCAATAACTGGTTTAATACTGCCTGATCCAGCAGACATGTCTTTAGTACTTAACATAATTTACTTTTTTTTAATAATTAATTTTTACTGATTATACTTCTCAATACAATCTTTTACAAACTGCAGGTCATTTGGGATAAAATTTTCCTCAAACATACCCATTGGTGATTTACATGTGTTCTCTCCATTGTTTTGTGTTTCAAAACCATATTCAAGTTCACCATCATCATTTTTATTGACCTTACCAAAAAGGACTATTGAGAATAGACCCTCCAAAGTTAACGTATTGTCAATCATTTTGCCAATAGTTTTTGCTTTAATTTTTCTATTCCCGTTTATATCAGTTGAATCTTCTGAATGTGTCAAAAAGAATACTGTTAGATCATCTCTCAAGTCTTTAGGAAGCTTTGCAACCATAGCTAAGTTAGCTGCAATCTGAGTGAATTTATCATAACCTTTCTCATTTGCTCTATCAAAGTATTCAAAAGAACTCATATACTGCCAATCATCTACAACCAATGTCTTGATGTGTGGCATATTTTTGTCTACATGTTGTATAGCTTTAACTATACCAGCAGAAGAAGACGCAGATGTTATATTACCATCTTTATTTTCTTTGCTTATCTGTGTGTACTTGCTTTTCCATCCCTGAAACGGTAATGGTTTATTAGCAATGTTTATAATGAAAGTCTCTTTTGGGTCTAATGTTCTGATTGAGGTTGACTTTCCTGTACCTGAATCTGCAATTACTAATACGCTATCTGCCATATTACTTTTTATTTATTACTGTTATTAATTGTTTAAGTGTTTGATTAATTTCATCTAACTTCTCAACCACTGCAATATTAAGGTCAGGAGCAGTTGAGGAAGGGAGCAGTGAGTCTGGGTCTGGTAGACTTGGATTAGCAAAATCTATAATTGCATTACCCCTACTTGTTACATCATTAATTACTTTAAGTTCACTTACAGGTATGATGTGTCTTTGAAATCCTGAGCTGGATGTAATCATCTCATACTCTTCTCTCCAGTGTGGATTATACTTATGTAGATACAGAGTTCTTTTAGGATCTTCTGTCTCATAATCTATACTTACAAATTCTGTATAGATATCTTGTTCTTTTTCTAATTCACTTGGAAAGAATGATACATGTAACTCATCTTTACCTGAAGGTCTATAAGCCATCTTAGGTATGTATAGTGCATTTATTTTACCTTCTGTTTGAAAGTAATCTTCATGTTCTATTCTAAGGGCTGCAACCTTCTCTTTTCTTTCTTGAGGTGTTAGTCCCATTTTTTTCTTATTATTTAAATTTTTAGTATTTATCATCTGCGTTCTTGTTGAGCTGGTGTTGGCATTTCATCTATCTGCATTTGTTCAAACTTTGCTTTAAAGAATGACATCCTTGCATCACCATTTCTGGCTTTTAGGAAATGTAACACCAATGTTCTATCATTTTCAATTATATATCTATCAGGACCATAGTATCTAATCTTCTGCTTTGCTGGCCTGTTGATACCTATTAGAGTATCAGCATGCTGTAGCATAGCATCAGAACCAAATATGTCTGACTCAAGTATATAATTACCATACTTACCATCTATAGCTCTATCCGGGTTATCTATATTCCTATTCAATTGTGATAGACATATAAACAAACATGGATAGTCTCTTTTACATTGTGTAAAGAATTCACCTAACTCAAATAACATATCTAATGTGCTATTTTGATATGGTGCTCTCTTTACCAACATACTATGGTCAAGAGTAATTATAGTTTTAGTACCCTTATGCTTTTCCATATACTGATCTATCTGATCACGCATCTGGTTTACTGTCATAGGTGTACTAATTATGTCTACAGGATACTTAACTCTTTCTTTTGCATATTGATGACATGCATTCAATACTTCAGTATTAAGTATAGATCCTGCACTACACAGTTCTTTATAAGTTTTACCAGTTATAGAACTAAACTCTCTAATGGCTGAGGTTCTACCTACCATTTCAAATTGGAATTCTAATACTCTAAACTTATCATTAGGATTTAATATAAAGGATTCTCTTATTATCTGATCTTTTATAAGAGTCTTACCTGAACCAGGTCTACCACCAATAACCGTCAAGGTATTCCATTCAAGTCCATCAGTACATGCATCATTAAACTTTGGCCATGGTGTGTATATAGATTTCTCATCACCGGTTGATCTGGCGTACATATATTTAAGTGCATCATTGAAGGCTTCATATTGGCCCACCCATGCTGGTTTTGGTTTACTCATACAACATTTTCTTTAAAGTGTTCTTCTTCTGTGCTGATACCATCACGTATCATATCACAATAATCAGCTAATGTAGAGTGTTTCACTCTATGTTTATCCTGCTTGCAAATAAAATACTGACTTGTCTGCATATACATATACTCTTTGTCTCTGTATTCATTTACATACATTCTTGTAGCTCCTATAATATCATCCCAAGAATAATCATAAGTTTCAAAGAACCATCTAAATGCTTCTCCTAATGCTTTGACATTATTTCTTGCAGGCTTACCACTTGGTAATTTCTTTGCAGGAAATATTTCTCTATAGGTATGAATCTTATCATTGAAGTTCTTACCCATAAGTTGTATGTCTGTCTTTTTCTTAGCCTTGATAAAATAGTTATCTAGCTTGGCACAGAAAGCTTTAGCTTCCGGTGTCATTTTATATAGGCCATCTACTTTTTCAAGCATGCCCAGTTTAATTAATTCTTCTTTATCTTCAGCTTTAACCTTGGGCAATGAAACTCCTTGCTTGATCCCAAATAGGATCAATGATTGGTTTGGAGTCATTTTTCTCTTCAAGATTTGCTGGAACAGTTCCCACATATTCTATTAGTTTTGCCATTAATTTATCAAATGTTTCCATCATCTCCCTGTCACATGCAAAGAAAGCATTTTCTAACGTCCTACATGAGTTAATCACTGTTGCGTGGTTTTTTCCTATTGCTCTACCTATACTGGTTTTAGTATGGCCATCTTGCCATGCTATGTAGCACATAGTTTGAATCCATTTAACATAATCTCTTTTCCTAAGCTTAGTGCCTGGTATTTTTTTTATGTATTTAAACTCTGGATTGTTCTCATGAATTGCTGCTATAGTAACCCTGATGTATTCATCTAAAGGTATTCTATATCTTTCTTCTGAAGGTGTAAAAACATAAAGAGTTACGCCATGCTTTTCTCTAAAAGATTTTTTGAAGGCTTCTATCTCTTTTCTCTGTTTAACTTGTTGATTTTGAGACATTTATAATTTGGTTTAAATGTTTTTAAATATAGGAAATTTTACCAATTAATACAAGTTTTATCTTGCTTTTTTAGTAAGTCATTTGCCTTGTTAAATACATCATTACAGTCCCATTCTCCACCTCTATATGCTGCAGATGCTGGGTGTGCACATTCAAGTATTTTACAATTAGGCAACAACACTTTCCATTCTTGAGCTTTCTTACCCATCAGTATAAATACTGTGTCAGGATTAACTCTGTTAATATTGTCAAATAAATAATTTGTAAAAGGTTTCCATAAATTATAGTGTGATCCTATACTATTGATCTCTACAGTGAGTGCTGTATTTATAAGTAGAACACCCTGGTTAGACCAGCATCTTAAGTCAGTATGCTCAGTACCAAGTGCTTTATTTATATACTGCAATGATTTTTCTGCTGTCCCTTTTATAGAACAACTAAATGCTATACCATCTGCAACACCTATCTGTGGGTATGGATCTTGTCCTACAATGACTACTTTTATATCATCATATGGACATTCTTTAAATGCATTAAATATATTCTTAAACTTTGGAGTAAATCTTTTACCTGAGTTTACACACTCTACTAATTGATTTACTATATAGTCAAAGTCAAGACCATTAATAAAGGGTGATAACATACGGTCCCACCCAGACTCTTCAAGAGAGCTGTTTGCTGAATCTCTAAGTTGCTGTATATCAACTTCTATTGGTTGTACTTTCATAATTGATTTATTATTTGTAACTTTGATTTATAATATATTATACTATGTCTGATAAACAAACAGTTATTACTTACGATTTTAAAAAGAACATGAAGGCTGAGATTAACCCGGCTTTCATTGAAGGTCTACAATCTATCTATATGAGATACATTACTGAATTCTATGAAGATGTAGAGAACTTTGCTGAACTTGTTAAAGACTTTAATGATCTAATTACTGACCCTAAAGGTGCAGAGAAAAAGAACAGAGTGTTTACTCCAACTGAGTCAGAACTATATACATTGTATGCTCTTATAAATCTCTTGAAAGGTTATGCTCATGAGCAAGGTCTTGCAAAAGAAGAAGAGGTTCCAATTGATAAGGACAAATTTAAGGAAATTACTGATAAAGCAGTCAAAGACAATAAGAATCCTATAGAGATACTTAATCAGATTGCTGATGAATTCAAATCATTATCTTAATTGCATACCACTAAAGTCTCCTATTTCTAAGGCTGCTTGAATAGCAAGGTTTAATTCTTCTTTATCACATTTAGCAAAGGACTTACAGTACTCTACATTATTTTTAGTAAAGCATAAGCCTGCTTTTCTTTTTACTTGGAGTTTTACCTCTTCAAAAGTATATCCCAATTCATTAGCTATCTCACGGATCATTGCATGAATCCTTGCTAACTGTGGGTTACTACCTTTTCCTGATGATGCACCTATAAATATTTCTAACTTAATACCGTCAGGTAAGTTTTTGAGAAAGTTTTTGTACTTACTCTCTAGTGCCTTAACAGGAAAAGATAGCTCTCCATCTTTGACTGTTGCTTGTATAAACAAATTGTCTTTCATATACCATATGTTTTTATGAGCCACTTAACAAGCATTGCTATAAAGAATATCACACCAGCCATCATAGTCCATCCTACTATCTTGTAGTTGGTTTCCATTTGCTTATCTGATCTTCCTTGATTAATACTTGGGTCATTTTTCTTTAAATATTTTTTCATATTATTATTTATTACCACCAGGAAGTGTAAAAGATATCATATCCTTTTGCTATGTTTTTCAAAGCATCTTCAATGAATTCTAAATCTTCTTTCTCATAGTAGTCATCAGAATTATCACCAAAGAAAAAACCTTCTGTTTCAGGTAATCTTTTCTCTGTAATCAATGATTCTAAATCCTCTAGGTCTTCCCAGGTTAGTTGCACGTTTACACAATTAAATTCTTTTGATGTACCTCCTTTTGTATAGTATAGATCTTCCATATACCCTTGTAAGTTAGGATGTTTTCTCCAGTATTTAATTTCAACTGCTTCTGTTAATATAGTTGTTGTATCATTTTTTTCATCATATTCTTGTATTATAAAGTCAACGGGTTTTTTTATAAAGCCCCGTTTAACTCTATATGCATATTGATCTAATCCCATATTTATTCATGATTGTCTTCTAATATTAATCCTTCCAGTCCATCAAGTCCTTCTTGGTTTTCCAATATGGTTAATACATCTACCTCAACTTCATTACCTTTTCTGTCTTTCAGTTTGGCCCATGCATGATAGATTGTTACACTTGGTGCTGATCCTGGATGTCCAGGGTCTCCATTTGGATACGTATGTATCATTGGTTCTCCTGGATCATATTCATATTCTATAGTTACTATATAAGGTACATCATATGTACCCCAATCAAATTCATACTCTAACATCATCTAAATCTTTTAACTCCTTCAACATAAACATATTCTTGTCCACATGCTTCACATATACCTTCTGTTTCATTGCGCATCATTGCTGAGTTATCACAATTGCCACAGCTTTCATCTTCTACAGATATAAACTCCTCACAAGTTTGTCTTGCAAGGTCTTGTATATAAGCATCATGACTGCCGTTATAGTCACGCTCAATCATTTCCATATAGATTTCTTTCATTCTTCCCATAATTATAGATTTTCAAACTGTTCTCTTTTATGCTTGAGCATTTTTCTGACAGTCAAGTTATTTACTTTATTCTTAAATTGTAGCCGTCCTTGCTCCTTACCAAATGAGTAGGCAATAAATGCAATAATTACCATTGAAGCAACAACTGAAGTGATTGTAATGATTTCCATTATCTGTTTTTTAAAGGGTTATAATATTGAATTTTATTTCCATCAAAAGATTTAAGGGCTGATGATACCCATTGTTTATCTTGTGTGCCTTTGTAACACAATATGTGACAAATTGCTGTCTCACTTGGATTAAGTCTTAATAGTCTACCTATCCTTTGTGCTGTCTTTTTTTCATTACCATATGCATGCATAATAATTCCTTGTTTTAAGTTTGGAATTGTAACACCTTCTGATAATTGTAACACGCATGATAGCTTATCTATCCTACCATCAGAAAATAACTCAAGGTTATCATCTGACTGAGCATTATTAGAGTGATAGCTATGCTTACAAATACGGTCTGCTTGAGCTTGGGTATTAGCAAACACTATACACTTATCACTAATATTCTTGAGCATAGACTTAACATATGCTTCTTTACTTGTATAGTCCATAAGTGCACGCATCCTCATTATCCTTGCCAATTGTATTTGTTTTGGTGATTGTGCCTCTGCAACTCTACCGGTAACATACTGATAGTCTTTATACTCAGAGGTATACCAAAATCCACCTTTCTTATTTTTCTTTTTAAGCTGAGGTAATTTTGATAGTTCTAACTCATGTACTATAATCTTATAGTCATTTAATATGTTTGAGTCAGTTGCACTATCAACATCAAATGTATATTTAATTGGACAGTATTTTTGTACAAGCCTGCCTTTAATAGACTGCTTATCCCTTGGTGGTGTACCTGTAAGACCTAATATCTTACCATAGAACATACTAAGAAATCCTTCATGTGAAGGTAGTATTGAATGGCATTCATCTAAATAAACAATATCATAATACTTAGGATCTTGTTTGTTTAATGATAGATATGTAGTAAACGTTACATGATTCAGAAGCTCTTCAGCCTCCATCTTTTTGAATTCATCTTTCCATGACTCTGTAACTGAGTGTTTTGGTACAACTACCAGATAATTTATAAACGGATCTATATTTGCTATCATATGACGTATACCTATTCTAGTTTTACCTACGCCCATTGATATACCTAACCCGCATCTTTTATTCTTAAGTGCTATTCCTAATGCATCATCCTGTACTATTGACCGGGAAACATTATTCTTAGTATATTCCACCATAATATTATTGTTATTGTAAGTATGGTTGTCCATACAATTAATTTTAGTAATCTGTTCTTTTCATTCTCATCCATGATTAATAATCTAACAGTTTAATCCTTCTTTCATACTTGCGCAGTAGTCTTGACTTATTTGCCAATCTATTTATTGCAGCAGCTGTGAAGCTTATTCTAGTAGCTTCAAGTGTCTCATTTAATATATCATACCGTAACTGTATAATATATGTTCTTACATAACGTTTGTGTCTCTTCTTTCTGATTAACTTTTTAAACATAATTAATAATTTTTAAATGAGGTGGACCCTACAGGGCTTGAACCTGTGACCTATCCGTTATGAGCGGAGTGCTCTAACCAACTGAGCTAAGAGTCCTGGTAGCCGGAGTGGGACTTGAACCCACACGGACAATACTGTCCAACAGATTTTAAGTCTGTCATGTCTACCAATTCCATCATCCGGCCATCTGTGATCCCACAAGGATTTGAACCTTGAACCTACAGCTTAGAAGGCTGTTGCTCTATCCAGTTGAGCTATGGGACCATAAATTTATGATCTTGAGCCTGAGAAACCTAATTCATAGGCTTCAGCTGGATGTTCTTCTATCCACATATGACAGTTTCTGCAAACTGGCATCCATGTAGATACTTCCAAATGGAATACACCACGGCCATGTTTGTGATGTACATCTGTAGCATGCAAAGAACACTTATGGATCTTTGCATGACAGATAGGATTGTCTTGTAAATACTTCCTACGTTTTTTACTGTAGTCTGCATTTATTTTAGACATTTTTTTAGATACTTTTTTGATGCTCATTATTTATTGTAAGATAATTCTTGGGCAATAATCCCAATGACATAAATTTTAAAATAACATCCTCATAAGTTATACCTAACTCCTTGAAACTCATGGTGTTAGTATAATCATCTAAAGTCTCATTAGCTGGTATACTTGCTATATATTGTGCTAATGGTGAATGCTTGAACGTATTGCTAAGATAAGCATTTACTTTCTTATTACAAATAGTTTGTTTCCAAGCATTGATTTCTCTTTGTCCACGCTTCCAAACCTTAGTTATTCTACGTTTCTTGTCCCAATGTAGCTTCTTAACTTCTTCAGGTTTATAAACCTTAAGGCCATGAAGTACACGTTTAAACAAAAAATGTTGATATGGATTTAGTTTAGTGTAACTTAAAGAGTTTACTATTGATGGTGGATGTAGCTGATACTCTGCTAATATCCCATAGTAGTGGTAACGCTCTAATCTTTTTGACAAGAGCTCTTTTTGTTTTTGCTGTAGTAGTAATGTCTGTTGTTCTTGAGATAGCATAATTGTTTATTTGTTATTGATTAAGTAATGTGGTTTGATATCCGGGAACAGTAAGTGGGTCCTGACGCCACCTACTATTCCCTTCAATCTTTAGAAAACTAAACTAATTAAAGTTCAAAAGTCTCTTCTTCAAGGACTTCTTCTTCTACGTTTTCTTCTACTTCATCAACAACTTCATCCTTTATCTCAGTATCAACTGACTCAGCAACTTTATCTGCATCTATACCAAATGCTTCACTTGTAGTAGCATTTTTAATTTTTGCAGTGGTTGCTGTACCATTGGCTTCTCTGATAGCATCACCGTTATTGTGTGCTATTAATACATCTTCTGCAGTTTGATCAACTACATAAAATGTTTTCCTATAAATAGGTTGACCATCAACACAGCATACAATACCAGTATCACCTGCATATTTCATGTCTCTGTCTGGATCATTATTGCTAAATGGTTCTAATGACTCTCTTATAATTAACTTGCCTGGTAATGTACCACCAGCTTCTAAGTTTAATGATTGTAAGTCTTCTAACTTACCGTGTAATAGAGTTGATACATTAGACTTTTTAACCCAGCCATTGTTACCAAATGTAACTCTGTCTTGTTGTAGTCTTACATAACCATACTCTGAATTGTTTGATGACTGACGGATAACATTACCCATGTCATCAGCTAAGATGTTAACTTTGCTTTGCATTTTTCTAAATTTAATAAATTAATAAATGATTTTGTTGATGATTAAATATCATCTGAATGAAAATACGGGTCATCCAATTTTTCAAAAGCTTCAAGCTCATCCAATGCTTTTTCATATTCATCTATGAACTCCAGTTCATGATCTTCAGCATTGATTTTACCTGCAAACCTGTTGTAGAAAGGATTAACCACTTCTTTTGTATATGCAGAGCTTAGCCCATTAAGGTCCTTTACCTCATCATCAGTTAATGAAAGGTATTGCTCAACTGAGCATTCAACTATACGACCATTAGGCAATTGTATTATCATAGTCTAACAAAGATAATAATATAACTTGCCCTGGCTCACTAATTATAAGGAATTATAAGCTAAACTCAAAAATAAATTGCATATATATAGCTATCATTTATATGATAACTAACTTGCCCTTTACTCTTTTTATGTATTTGTGCTGTCTCAACTCTTTTAATAGTTTAAATATGTATCTTTGGGATACATTCATTGAGTCAGCAAGTGTAGAAGCTGATGGATAAGCACTACGGTTTTTATCTGCATAACAAGCAATAAGACTATAAAGTCCCTTTGCCTGTATAGATAAGTTTGGATCTGATATTACGGTATACTTTACTAAGCCAAATCTATTTGAATTCTTTGACATGCTCTTTTAGTATAATAAGTGTGGCCAAAGATGTGTTTTCTTCTTTAGCCAACTCATCATTCTTAAACATGTATTTGTCATTCATATATTTTCCAAAAGGTATACCGTTACCTTGAGCTCTTTCAAGAGCTTCATTCATATCTCTCCAAGTTTTTTGTTCTGCTTGCATTAATTGCATAGAAATTTTAGGCATCATCTTTTGTATTAGACTCATCATTAGGGAATATTACATCCGCAGTGTGATGAATAGGTTCACTATCTGTTGCTAATATATCAAAATACTTGATACTATCCATCTCTACCTTGATTAAATCTAAAGGTGATGCTTGATATTCTTTCACTTGAAGTTTCTTTTCTTCATCATGATACAATAATTCAAGCTTAATGCTACTATAAAAAGGATTAAACGGGTCAGAACCCCATGATGTATCACCAATTACCTTGGCATATACATATCCATCACCCGGATTAAGACCCATATCTTGAAGTATATCCCACTCAAAGTACTCACTAACGTGGTATTTTGGTGCAATTACTTTCACATAACCATTTAATTCTACTGGATCATACGCAGATTCCATTAGACTTAGATGTAAAATAGATTCTTTTGCATGATTTGGTAGTTCTCTGGTTATAATATTGTGTATATGATCCGCATTGGGACCATCTGCTAATGGTATAACATTCTTAAGAATGGTATTCATTATATTTTCTGAAATTTTAAATTGCTCTGGCATAATGTTATTTAATTAGTTACTAATTGAAGGTTGGGAGTAGTGTGAGGAAGTGAGCAGTTGGATAAAATAGCACCATCCACCCTAAACAAGTATGAAAAAAGGCTTCAGGTGCTATTCTTTCTGGTTACCACTTACTCAACCATAAATCTACAAGGCCATACTACACTAGTTATTATATACTATAACTATATACTGGTATTGTTTGTATGAACTACTGTTCACTTTTTTGATCTAAATTCAAAAGATACAAACGGAATTAGTAGTATCCAGGAAATTGTGTCTTCACTGTCATGAGGATCTACACCAAATGCAAACCCAAAGATTGGAATTAAATCCATATGTACTTTGGGTAGCATCTTCACTCTACTCATAAATACTAAGTACATGACCGCATTTGCTACGATACATGTACCTAGTAAAACTAAAACAACTAACAAAGTTGTGGTTACTTCATAATTAGAAACTACATATGAAGCTGAAACTATAAAGGCTATTGGTAAAATAACCACATAAAGAATTTTAATTAATGATCTAAAGAAATTTTTCATTTTAATTAGGATTATATATTAAGTGATTGCTATTGAAATATGTATAGAGCTCTTGAGGGTTATCTCCAAAATACTCATCTGTATATAGATACCATTCTTCATTATCACCAGTTACTGGGTCATTTTTGTAAATGATATATAAATAATCATAATCATTACTTGTTGGTAATGTTGGCTCACAACTGTTAGTTATAAAGCTTGTCTGTCTTGCACCTATTAGGTACTCTGAGTTGGAAGTAAATGTATTATTCCAACAGTCTGATGCTTGTACCTCTATAAGCTCACACTCAAGAGGCTCCTTCTCACAGCTCATAATAGATACTGCGAGAAAGAATATCCCAATATACCTTAGCATCTGGTATATTTTTGTTTTTTTGCATTCCAGCATTTCATCTTCTTCATCTTCATTTTAGATGTTTTACATGATCTGCTTGAACCACATGATTGAACGATTGGACCAGCTATAAATAGCATGATCATTAAATAGATTACTTTTCTCATAATACTTGTTTTATTAATTATACGATGTTGCATACTCTAGAAAGTCTAAAGTATGTTGATGTGTTATACTTATTAGACCATTTATTTCTGCAATGTGTCTAAGTTCTGGATTGTCTTGCAATTCAAGTTCAAGTTCTACCAATGATGGTGTACCTAATTCTTTCCTTGCTACACGATGATGGTTAAAATCTTCTACAAAGAAGTTAACATGATCATCATTAGGTCTGCTATATAGAACAATACCTATAGCATTGCCCCATGTTACAAACGGTTCTGGGTTTTCAATTTTGATTTTCATACTTGTTTTATTAAAAGGTTATTGATTCATGAAGAAGTCTAAGACTCAGACCATAAGGTGTACAACTTGGAATACCATGGGTTTGTTGCTTACCTTGTAACAGCTTATTACAACTGAGCCTATTTGTTTGTCTTGTGTTGTCTTTAACAGTTTTGATTACCTCTTCACGTGAAATTATTAAATACTTAGAGTGCTTATCCATATAATGGCTGATACTATTTCAGAATAATCAGTGGTATTGCTTGACTCATTGCTCCAAGTATTATTGCGGGTACTATGCCTCTCATCATATAGAAGAAAGACATAAGTATTATATAAACATATCAACTACATATAGTAATACTAGTATACCAATGATAGAGATAGTGAATGTCATTAAGAGTTTGCTATTATTATTCATTGTTAGCTATATTAATATTTTAATGTGATATAAAAGTTTTGGTAGTGGTAAAAGGTGGTATTATGTGGGTATATGACCTCACATTTATTGTGCAATGCACGCAATAAATAAAAAAAACAAGGCAAAGTGTAGCATTATCACTACACTTTACACTTATTCTGCTTTTTACTTAAACAATTACACAGCTTCTATCCAAAACATACCTGTAGGCTCACCTGTTGTTAGGTTTACTACAGGATTATCAGACAATTTAAATCCTTTCATTTCATCTCCACGGTTTAACTTACCTTGAAGATCCTTAATTACAGGATGGTCTGCTTTCATTACTTGGTTTGTGTCTGGATCTATAAGACTTAACACGCCAAATGTAATGTTTGTTTGGGTTCTTGTAGCTACGGATTGACCGGCTAATGTTGTTTGCTTTTGTATCAAAGGTGTGTCTGACGCAATGATAGTAGCACTGTTAGTATTCTCATTGATAGAGAACTTTCTAAAATAAACTGATTTACTCATAATTTAATTATTTATTATTTATTATTAATTATACAATATAAAGGTAGGGAGCAGTGAAGAGAGGAAGAGAGCAGTTAGTTGGAATATATAGATACCAATGATAGGAAGCTATAATATCAAACAATAGGAAGTTATAGTATCACACTAAGTTCCTTAAAGAAACAGAGTGTGCTTTTACACACACCCTGTCTTTCCTGATTAGGCTTGTTCAACCCAGAACAGGTTCTGGTTCTCTTCACCAGTAGTGAGGTTCACAACCTTGCTTTCACTAAGCTTGAAGCCAGGCATCTCATCACCAACGTTTAACTTAGCACCAAGTGCTTTGATTGTTGGGTGTTCAGCTCTCATCACCTGATTGGTTTCAGGGTCTATTAGACTAAGAACACCAAAGGAGATGTTCCCCTGAGTTCTTGTTCCAACAGGTAGACCTGCAAGAGTTGTTTGTTTCTGTGACATTGGAGCAGAACTCACAATGATTGTTGCTGAGCCAGTAGACTCATTGATGTTTAGTTTTCTAAAGTAAACCATGATTAAAAATTTAAGTAAAAAATTACGGACCCACTTTCTTTGTGGGGGGTCCCCTACCACAAACAAAAGGTGGGGAGCAGTTTTTGTAGGACCTTTTGCTTATGCCAAACACACAAAATTTGCAGGGCCGGGAGGGGGTCTAGGAAACTTTTTTACTCAGGTGGGGTATATGTTCTGAGTCAAAAATTTTTATAGATTGGGGAAATTCAGTATATTGTTCTTATAGACGCAGTATAACTTAAATAATTAAATTATGTCACAATGGGAAGATAAAGGAGAGGAGTTTGAAAATGGTCTTACTGAAATTGAACAGATGCAACTAGATCAACTGATGTTAGAGACAGCGTATGAAAATTCATACTTAGTATTAACTAATCAAATTACTTTTGAGGATCTTCTCGGAAGAAGATTTAAAACAGGTGAAGATGCTGTCATGGCTTTTGATCCTGCTGAAGGACCAAAGCAAACGGAATTAGAAAACATGATTCAGTTCTACATTGATTGTGAAGAGTATGAAAGATGTGCTAAGATCCAAACCATACTAAATAAGCACTATCCTAACACAATAAATGAATAATTATGGCACTAAAGAAAGCAAAAAAAGGAAAAAGCACCGTAAATAGTTCAGGTAATTACACTAAACCAACACTTCGTAAAAGATTATTTAATCAAATCAAAGCCGGAAGTAAGGGTGGAAGACCAGGACAATGGTCAGCACGTAAAGCTCAAATGCTAGCTAAAAAATATAAAGCTGCTGGTGGAGGTTATAAAACTAAAAAGTAATGAAGAGAAAGGTACTAACAATATTATTATTATTTGTTATGAGCTGTGGACCAGCAAAACCATCATGGGAATATAAGAAAGCACCTGATACTTTATTTGAAGCGGTTAACGTAAAAGATAATCCAAACGTAACTAAGAATGATAAAACAATACTGGGACTTTTATTTTCAGGTATGGTTTTATTTGTATTACACACATTTGTAACAAGATAATGGCAAAGACTAAACAACAAAAAAGCTTAGATAGATGGACTAGACAGAAGTGGAGAACTCCATCTGGTAAGAAAAGTTCTGAGACTGGTGAAGTATATGCACCGTCTAAGACTATTTCTAAGCTTAAAAGTACCAAGAAAGGTAGAGCTAAGCTAGCTGCAGCTAATAAAAAGAAGAGAGCTGCTACTAAGAAAGGTAAACAGCACGCAAAGCATGGATTGCACAAAGGTAAAAAGAGATAGTAATGGCAAAGAAAAAAGATAGTAGATTAGCAAGAGCAGGTGTTAGTGGTTATAATAAACCAAAGCGTACACCAAATCATCCTAAAAAGTCACACATTGTTGTAGCAAAAGAGGGTGATAAAGTCAAAACAATCCGTTTTGGAGAACAAGGAGCACGTACAGCAGGTAAACCTAAAGCTGGTGAATCTTCACGTATGAAGAAAAAACGTGCATCTTTTAAAGCTCGTCATGCTAAAAACATAAAAAAAGGTAAAATGTCAGCAGCATACTGGGCAAATAGAGTAAAATGGTAGAAGCTTTAAAACATATACTTGGTTTTTGTGGAGAACACTGGCATCCAAACATATGGACTGTAATAGGATCTACCCCTGTAATAGGGACAACCATTTATTATATCAAGTGTAAATGCGGTGGTTGGTTCCAAAAGCATAAAAGCAACTGTAAAAATAAATGATTATGACTGAGGCAAGCATTAAAAAACTAGGATTTGATAGGGTTGATGTTTCTGCTGAAGAGTCTGGAGATCATGCATACTATTTTTACACCTACAAGATAGGTCACATTGATCTTATATCTAATAGTGATGATAATTTACAAGATGGTAAATGGATCGTAGAGATATTAGAAGGTAATATACAATTTCACAATTCTACCGAAGTCAAAAAGGTGATTCAAATATTAGAACGTAATAAACTTTCTTAAAATAATTCTGCTAAACTTTTGAAATTTAAACTATTTATATATATTTGTAAATATGTTTAATTTTAAAAACCAAATAAAATGGCAGATGTCAAAAATTTAAATCCTGATTTACAGGAAAAAGAACCTCAGCTTACGCAAGAAGAACTTAAGCAGCGTAGAGAAGAGATTACACAATTCTATAAAGACAATATACCTCATCTAACAGTACAAGCTGAGTATGAGGCACTACTTGCTGATATAGATAAATCAAGAGCTGAAAGATTACAAGCTCAAATGTTTATGGCACAAGCAGCTGCACAACAAAATCCTAGTGAAGGACCTTCAGAGGATGAGTTAGCATTCAAGAAAGCAATGGAAGAAGCTGCTAAAAAAGCAGAATAGTATGAAAGTAATAAAAAAAGGAGACAAGGGTTTAGATGTTAAAACCTTGCAACAGAAATTACAGATCACACCTGATGGTGTCTTTGGACCTAACACAGAAAAACATGTGATTAGATTTCAAATGATGCATGGATTAGTAGCAGATGGAATAGTGGGATCAGACACATGGACTTTAATTTTAAGTCTCCCAGATTGTAGAACGGTTGAGATTGATGAAGATACTGATACATATGAACAATACTTCACAACTAACTATGATCAAGTGATTCATAGACATTATCTACCTAAAGGTGAATATGTAGAAGGACCAATTAAAAATGACTACATCTTTTTACACCACACAGCAGGTGGTGCTAATCCTTATAGATGCATAGACCATTGGGGAAGAGATGATAGAGGGCGTATAGCTACAGAATTTGTTCTAGGTGGGATTAACCACAGAAATGGTGATAGTGAATATGATGGTGTAATGGTTCAAGCATTTCCAACAGGATGTCAAGGGTTTCATCTAGGTAAAACAGGATCTGGATATATGAATAGACATTCAGTTGGTATAGAAATTTGTAGCATAGGTTACTTAGATAAACAATACAAAAGCTATGTTGGATCAACTTGTCAAGAAGAACAAGTTGTTGGATTACCAGAAGCATTTAAAGGTAAATTATACTGGCATGCTTACTCTGAAAAACAAATCAAAGAAACTGAAAAGTGGATTAGATGGGTTGGAGAAAGAGATGGTATTGATATAAGATTAGGATTAAAACAATTTATCAAGAAATATGGGCCAACAAAAGGATTTGATTTCCAAGAAGATGCTTATTACGGAAAAGTAAAAGGTTTACTATCTCATGGAAATGTAAGAACAGGCAAATCTGATTGTTATCCACACCCAGACTTTGTTGATATGATAATGAGTTTATAATGGCATTAGTAAATAAAGTAGATTTAAAACTTAAAGTAACTATTGATGAATCAATTAAGTATCAAATACTTACATATTGTTTCTTTAATAACATACTAATAAGTAACTCTGACTTAAAATTTTTATGTGAACTTTCTAAGAATGATGATATGGAACTTACTAAATTTTGTATTGAATTAGTAAAGCAAGATATTTTTAAAAGTCCACAATCAGCTAGAAATGCAATTACCAAAGCAGAAAAAAAGGGTTTGTTAATTAAAAAAGGAAATAATAAAAAGACTATATCAATCAATAAAGATATAAATGTTCAGACTCAAGGTTTAGTTTTATTAGACTATAAAGTATTAGGTAATGCATCCCAAGTCACACAAGGAGTTTAAGAAAGAAATTGCAGAAGATGTTGGTGTTCATCCACAAGTTGTAGATGATTTTATAACATTTTATTATGCAAAGTTAAGAAAGAAGCTTGCTAATTTAAGTTTTCCAAGAGTGTATGTAGAAGGATTAGGTACATTTGAATTAAGAAAAAATAAATTAGATAAAGCTATAATGAAAAACAAAAGTTTACTTGGTAATATAGCTAAGAGAACTTATAATGGTTATGCTAAAAGTGAAGATGTAAAGGAAGACATTGTAAAAATGGAAGCAGCCATGAAGCAAATAGAAGAAGATTTATTAAACAAAAAGAAATTTAAAAATGGCAAATAAGTGGAAAAAATATGTTGATGTTTTTAAGAATATTGATAAGATAGCTGAAGGCATTAAAAACAATATCTTTAAAAAAGAACATATTGAAGCTGTAGCTACTGATAGATTTCAAATATGTGTTAGATGTTCTTTGTTTGATGCAAAAGGAGATGATTGTGTAGCACCAGGATCACAACCATGTTGTTCTGATTGTGGTTGTAGTCTTGCATTTAAGGTGAGATCATTATCATCAGAATGCCCAAAAGGGTATTGGGATGCTCTAGTAACTGAAGAGCAAGAAGATATAATAACAAATCAAATAAATAAAAATGGAGATTAATTATATTTATAACGGAGAAGTAACTAAAGTAACTACAGAGACAGAAGGTTACTGGTATACTTCAATAACACTATAGTCATGGCAATAGTATTTAAAGAAGAAGGACATGTATATGAAAGCATTGATCAAGATAACATAAACTGGATCAGTGTAACTTCTTTAGTAGGTAAATTTAAACCTAAATTTGATAGAGAAGGTCAAGCTAAAAAGTCTTCAAAGAATAAAAGATCTAAGTGGTATGGTATGACTCCAAAAGAAATACTTGCTGCATGGGATGGTGAAACAGAAAGGGCAATAAAACTTGGTAACTTTTATCATGATCAACGTGAAGCAGACATTTGTGATTTAGATACACTATCTAGAAAAGGTGTTGAGCTACCTATTGTTAGACCATTGATAGATGAAGAATCAGGTGCAAAAGTAGCCCCAGTACAAAAGATAGGTGAAGGCATTTATCCTGAACATCTAGTATATTTAAAGTCATTAGGTATTTGTGGTCAAGCAGATTTAGTTGAAGTTGTAAATGGTTATATAAACATAACAGATTACAAAACAAATAAAGAAATAAAATCAAAAGGATTTACTAATTGGGAAGGAATTACTAGTAAAATGTTTAAGCCAGTAAATCATTTAGATGATTGTAATCTTAATCATTATAACTTACAATTGAGTATTTATGCGTATATTATTAAAAAGCACAACCCTAAACTTAAGATAGGAAAGCTTGTCATACAACATGTAAAATTCAAAAAAGTTGGAGAAGACAAAAATGGTTATCCAATTAATGAACATGTGAACGGAGAACCCGTAATAGAAGAAATAAAAATTTATGAACTACCATATTTAAAAGATGAAGTTACATCTATAATGATGTGGTTAAAAGACAACCAACAATGAGATATAAAGAATTTATAGTAGCAATAGCAATACAATCAAGACATTCTAAAGTACCAACAGATTTTAGATTTGAGAATACAAAGATAATGATTGATCTTGATAAAGTAGTTTGGTGTAAACAATACTTTCATGAAGCAACTGATGAGTTTAAACATGATTATACAGATGTGTTTATTGAAGGACAAACAGAAGCAGTAACGCTACAGCATAATTATGATGAGTTTAAAAAACTCCTAAAAAATAAAAGTAAATGATAGTAAAGTTATTTGATGTACAAAACAGTAAGATAGTATTAACAGAACATTGTTATGCATTACCATTTTTAAAGAAAGTAATGGATGAATATCCAGATACTTATATGCAGGTTTATCAATATGTATTTTATATGACCTGTCCTAACCCTGATATGAATCCATTTTTTAATTTACCAGAACATGAAAAGGAAGATATTATAATTGAAGAAATACAATTAGAAGAGTCTCCAGAAGATGGTACAATTAGATATGCTTTAGATATGTGTAAGAAGTTATATGAAACACCTACCTATAGAGCATATGTAGGTATTAAATCTATGTTAGATAGATTAGCAAAGTATATGGAGGTAACTGCTATTGAACACGGCAGAGATGGTAATATAAACTCTATGGTTAATGCAGCTGCTAAGTTTGAGTCTATTAGACAATCTTATAAAGGTGCATTTAGTGACATGAAACAAGAACAAGAAAGCTCTGTGCGTGGTGGTGCAGGTTTAGCTTATGACCAATTATAAATTTTAAAATCAACGTTATGAACAAAAAACAAAAAAGAGAAAGAGCAGAAAAATGGTTTGCTGCTCATGGTATTAATCCTAACACGCCAGATTCTGATGGTAATCAAAGAGTATTAGACATGCGTCCTACTCAAAGTTTTACAGAAGATATGGATGGTGTTATTAGTCATCCTTGTACAATTACTGTAGAAGGATTTTTATTTTATGCACATGTAACTGTAGAGTTCAATGATGGTACAAACTCTTATGAATTCCAAGGTGGATCTGGAGGAGTAGGTGTAGGTGATTTAACATGTGAAGGTGTTATCTACTATGGTAATCAAGACACATTGTTAAAAGCTACAACATTTGGTGTTGCATTTGGTGCAGAAGATGGTGGTGTATGTCAAGTAACTTGGGGTACAAGCGGTAATGCATCAGCTGCTGGGATAGGTGAAGGCTTAGGTGCTTTTGGTGGAAGTGGATCATGGTAAAAGCAAATACATATGAAATGGATCTTCTGCTATTGGGATGAACCAGAGTTTAAAAATAAAAAACCAAATAAAAATGAAACAAATAGTTATACCAGTAGGAAAAAGACTACTGATAAAAAGAAAAGCAGCGGAGAGTAAAACTGCATCTGGAATAATTATACCTGAGATAGCTCAAAAAAAAGAGTTTAAAGGTACTGTTGTAGGTGTAGGTGCTGAGGTAGAAGAAATAAAAGTTGGTGATGAAGTTCAATATGCAGAACATGCAATGCCAACACCTATGGAGCATGAAGGTGTAGAACATTTACTTTTACAAGCAGGAGATGTATTTGCAATTATAAGATATGAGTAGGACTATACCTACATATGATAATGGATCTTGGAGTACCACTGAATTTGAGAATGATGAGGTATTCCAAGAATTCATTTTTGACCTATTTAAAGTCCCTGGTGAATATAAATTTGATGAAACAAGTTTAATATTCAATGAAGAAGCCAGAAGATTTAATAAAGATGGTTTGTATTGTAGTGCACCATTTAGGTCAAAAGATTTTATGTCATATTGGGATGATCAAAAAAATAAATGCAGACAAGGAGTAATTTATAAAAATAAAGGTAATACCTGGTATTTAACTAGAGATTACTATATGTGGTTAAACTTCTTACCAATATTTGATAAAGAAGAAAAGAAGTATGGTTTTGCTAAAGTTAGAGATGCACAGTATCATATGGCTTTATATGAGTTACTTGCAGAACTTAATAATCAACATTCAGCAATTCTAAAGAAACGTCAGATTGCATCATCTTACTTCCACATGGGTAAGATAATTAATACGTACTGGTTTGAAGAAGGTAGTACATGCAAAATTGGTGCATCATTAAAAGATTATATAAATGATAAAGGATCTTGGAAGTTTCTTGAAGAATATAAAACATTTCTAAATGAGCACACAGCTTGGTATAGACCAAGTAATCCAGAAAAAGTTTTATTATGGCAACAACAAATTGAAGTTAAAGTTGGTAATAGAAAAACTTCAAGAGGTCTTAAATCTAAGATACAAGGTGCATCTTTTGAAAAGAATGCAACAACTGGTGTAGGTGGTCCTTGTTCTTACTTCTTTCATGAGGAGGCAGGTATTGCACCTAAGATGATGCAAACATATGAATACTTAAGACCAGCAATGTCTTCAGGTATGGTAACTACTGGTATGTTTATAGCAGCAGGATCTGTAGGTGATCTAGAACAATGTGAGCCATTGAAAGAGATGATAATGAACCCATCATCAAATGACATATATGCCGTAGAAACTAATCTTATAGACGCAGAAGGGACTATTGGTATGGCAGGATTATTTTTACCAGAACAGTGGTCTATGCCCCCTTATATTGATTCTTATGGTAACTCACAAATAGAAGAAGCTATTGAAGCTATTGATATTGAAAGAGAAAGATGGAAGAATGAATTATCACCAGAACAATACCAGTTAAGAATATCTCAGAAACCTAAAAATATTGCAGAAGCATTTGCATATAGAAAAGCTTCAATATTTCCTCAAGGTATATTATCTAAACAACTTAAAAAGATTGAGGAAAAAGAATATTCATATGAGTTAATTGATTTAGAAAGAGAACAAGAAGGTATTATAGCAAAAAGAACAACTAAGCTACCAATATCAAAATTTCCAGTAGATAAGAAAGCTACTGACAAAACTGGATCTATAGTAGTATGGGAAAGACCTGCATCAAAAAAACCAGACTTTGGTTCATACTATGCATCTATTGACCCTGTATCAGAAGGTAAGACAACAACATCAGATTCTTTGTGTAGTATTTTTGTATATAAAAATGCAACAGAAGTTACAAGAGAAACAGCAGCTGGTGATATAGAACAATTTATAGAAGGAGACAAAATTGTAGCTGCATGGTGCGGTAGGTTTGATGATATAAATAAAACACATGAAAGACTTGAGCTAATTATAGAGTGGTATAATGCTTGGACTATTGTTGAGAACAACATATCCTTGTTTATACAACATATGATTGCAAGAAAAAAACAAAGATATTTAGTACCTAAACAACAGATATTATTCTTAAAGGATTTAGGTTCTAATAGAACAGTTTATCAAGAGTATGGTTGGAAGAATACAGGAACATTATTTAAGAGCCATTTAATATCATATGCTATTGAATATATTAGAGAAGTTACTAATGAAGATCTAGATGATACTGGATCTGTAATGAAGCAAACATTGGGTGTTGAAAGGATACCTGATCCAATGTTGATAAAAGAAATGTTAGCTTATTATCCTGGACTTAACGTGGATAGACTTGTTGCCTTTGGTGCACTAGTTGCATTTGTTAAAATACAACAGTCTAATAGAGGATACGCTAAAAGGCGTGAATCAGAGAGTGATTCTTTGGTAAATTCAGAAAAAATAAGTAAATTAAAGTATACCAGTGCGTTTAGAAATATAGGCCGTAGGTCTTCTGGTATGGGACAAAAAATTAGAAGATCTGGTTTTAAAAATTATAAATAGCCAAAATTAGTTTAGATGAGAGTATTAAATGCAATGCAATTAAAAAATGGTGCAAAGGCAGAAGGAGGACCTACTTTTTCAAGTCTTACACAACCAACCCAGTTCCTTCCTTTTTCAAAGAAAACTGATGACTGGGCAGCTTGGAATTTAGATTGGCTAGAACTTCAAGGTATAGAATTCTTGCGTATGAATGCAAGAAGACTTCTTAAAAATTATAAGTTAGCAAAAGGTATTATTGATAAATCAGATTACATTGTAGAACCAGACAATGACTACAAAGAGTTGATGGATGTGTTAACACAAGAAAATGATTCAGCATTAGAATTAAAATTTTATCCTATTGTCCCAAATGTAATAAATGTATTAACTGGTGAGTTTGCTAAAAGATATTCTAAAGTACAATTTAGAGCTGTAGATGATACTTCTTATAATGAGATGCTTGAAGAAAAGAGAATTCAGATAGAAGAATCTTTACTTGCTGATGCAGAAAAGAACTTAGTAATGAAGATGGTTCAAATGGGATTAGACCCTGCATCTGAAGAAGCTAAACAACAACTTAATCCTGAAAATCTTAAATCATTACCAGAGATAGAAGACTTCTTTAGTAAAGATTACAGAAGTATGGTTGAAGAGTGGGCATCCCACCAACTTGCAGTTGATGAAGAAAGATTTCATATGCAAGAACTAGAAGAAAGAGCATTTAGAGATATGCTTATTTCTGATAGAGAGTTTTGGCATTTCCGTATGTTAGAGGATGACTATGACCTAGAGTTATGGAATCCTGTTTTAACATTCTACCAAAAATCTCCAGACCAAAGATATATTTCTGATTCTAACTATGTTGGTAAGATTGATCTTATGACTGTGGCAGATGTTATAGACAGATACGGATATCTTATGAATGAAAAGCAATTAAAGTCTTTACAAAAGATATATCCTGCAAGATCAGCTCAATATCAAGTTAATGGTTATCAAAATGATGGTGCATACTATGATGCAACAAGATCTCATGAATGGAATACAAATATGCCAGGTCTTGCATACAGACAGTATACTAGTAACTATTGGAATGATCCATCTATAGGTGGTGATATTGTTAGTGAGATATTAGATAACTCAGAAGATATGACTCCTTTAGATGAAGGTAACTTAATGAGAGTATCTACTATTTACTGGAAAACTCAAAGAAGAATAGGGCACTTAACTAAAATAGAATTAGACGGAACTGTTACTCAAGAAATTATTGATGAAACATTCAAGATTACTGAGAAAGCTGTATATGATACTTCAATATTTAAAAATAAAACTAGAGAAAACTTACTACAAGGAGAGCACATTGATTGGATTTGGATTAATGAAGTTTGGGGTGGTGTAAAGATTGGTCCTAATTTACCAGCAATGTGGAGATCCACGATGGGTGATAATATTAACCCAATATATGTAGGTATTAATAGAACTAAACCAGGAAGATTACCTTTTCAGTTTAAAGGAAACAATACACTTTATGGGTGTAAACTTCCAGTAGAAGGTAGAGTATTTTCAGATAGAAATACAAGATCTACTTCTTTAGTTGATTTAATGAAGGCGTATCAAGTTGGATACAATATGGTTAATAACCAGATTGCTGACATTCTAATAGATGAATTAGGTACAGTAATTATGTTTGATCAAAATGCTTTACCACGTCATTCAATGGGTGAAGACTGGGGCAAGAACAATTATGCAAAAGCATATGTAGCAATGAAAGATTTCCAAATGCTACCTCTTGACACATCAATTACAAATACTGAGAATGCAACTAACTTCAATCATTATCAAACTCTAAACATGGAGCAGACTAATAGATTGATGTCTAGGATTCAACTTGCAAATTATTTCAAGCAGC